CTAGAGCTCGAATAGTTCGAGTTCGACGCGCGGCTTGGCGCGGTCGACATACTTCCGAACCCTGAGGTCCTCTAGCTGGCCATCGTCCTGCCACAGGATGCCCTTGAGCGCGTCTAAGAGGCCTTTGATATTGTCGACATCCCGGTTGCGCTTGTCGGGCCAGTAGAGGGCTACATCGAGCCCCAGCGGGCCGCTGAGAGGCTTCCCGCGGTACTGGGACCGGGCTTCCCAGCCCATGGCCTCCTTGTTCGCCCGAGCCTTCGGGGTGACGAAGTGGCCGCGGCTGGTGTGGCGGTAGAGCGCGTTCGTGGAGACCGGCAGCGTCTTGAGGACGACCGCGATCATGCCTTCATTTTACCAGCAAGTCGCTTTGCCTCCGGGGAGCTGAGTGTCTTAGGCGGCTCCTGACCACGCGCGAGATACATCGCGTTCTGCACCGTAAGCCGATGAGCTTCGACGGTTTCTTCCCCGATCTCGGCGTAGTCCTCGCTGGTGAGTTGGTAGCCCTTGTTCCATCCCATGAGCCGGTGGAAGTCGGGGGTGATGGTGAGGATGGCATTGCCCGCGACCGAGCCCTCTTTGAAGACGGCGACCTGGCCCGTTATCTGCGCCTTGAGCGCCTTCGGCAGTTCGTCTTCCGTGATGCTGATGTATGCGTCCTTGTCGTATCCGGTCTTCACCTTGAAGTATTTTTCCATAGCTATTCGGCTAGTCCGCGCCCGCGAGTAATCGCCCGTTCTTTGACCCGTTGAAGCCAACCGATGAGGCGGCGGCGTACATCGAAGGTGGGCTGCTGCTGCCACCGAACCTTGGTGCCGGTGCCGTTCGGCTCCGTCCAATAGAGGGTGAACTTTTTGAGCTCGGAATCCAGGAGCGCGGCCGGGACTTTCTCCGCGAACTCGCCATGGATGGTCTCGAATGTCTCTCCTCCTTCAAAGAAGGATTTTGCTTCTTGAGCGGGAGTGGGCGCGCTAGCGACCGTATTCTCCTTACCTAACCTAACCTTACCTAACCTAACCTCGGGTGCCAGCCGGTTGTCATTTGGTTGCCGGTTGGTTGCCAGCTCTGTGTAGGCACCATTTTCCTTTGTATCGAGCATCGCTTTTTCGTCGAGATACTGGGTCTCGTGATAGCGGTCGTTGCGGATGAGATTGTGGATGAGCCAATGCTTTATGACCACCACACCGCTCTCGAAAGAGAGGATGAAGCGCTTGGCAATGAGCACCTTTAAGTCGTCGTCGCCACCGTTCATCATCCGCAGTATCTTCTTGGGATTGCCGATGAACCCGTCGTCGTCAGCGCGCATGGCAAGATGGAAGTAGAGCAACTGCGAACTCTGCGGCATATCCAAAAAGGCGTCGCTGTCCACGATCTTCGGGCTGAACATTCGACGCTGCGACATACGCTAGAGGTTAGCTACCAACTCGCGGACTATCGCGTTCATCTTCGTGCGGCGCTTGAACGCGAGGCGACGCAGCTTCTCGTAAGTCTTCAGGTCGATGCGGATATGCGGATAAATGGTGCGCTTCTTTGGGTCGGATTTTGTTTTCATATCCCCTAGGGTAGCACGCGGGAGTTATCCACATAGGCACTGTTAGAAGGACTTGTGGATAACCGTTGGCGAGGTATCCTATACCTATCCCCCGAGAGGGACTTACCAGCTCATCTCTCCTGCTCCCCGCGTTCTGATGAGCGCGCGGGGCAGGGGACAAAACCAAATGCCAAACTACAACTTTCCGTCGGGCGAAATTACTCACATCCCGTTCGATAGGCTCGGCAAGACGCCGTATCGCCGCCAGCGTGAGGACCGCGCGCTCCGAAACCGCATCATTTTCTGGGCGGTCACCATCGCGATCTTCGGCATCACCGCGACCATTATCAACAACAGCATCGGCGAGTCTGAACCGCGTCCGGTCATTAGCAGCAACGCGGATGTGTGCGCGAACCTTGATCGCTTCACGAATGGAAGCGACCCGATGTTCGTCGATTACTGCTCGGGCCTCTAATTTCTCAGTTTATGGAAAAGACAAACAAGCTGGTGCAGTTCAAGAGTGAGACGGACCTCAAGGTCGTCCTCGCGCAGCAGTACATGAAGCAGATCGAGAACTTTTTCGGTGACCCGCAGCTGGCCCGTGAGTTCCTGAGCAATGTCGTCGCATCGGTCCAGCGCGTGCCGAAGCTGATGGAGTGCACACCGGAGACGCTGCTCAATAGCTTCGTCACTATGGCATCGCTCAAGCTCATGCCGTCCGGCGTATCGGGCGAAGCGTTCGTGCTTCCTTACGCCAACAAGGGCGTGATGGAAGCGCAGTTCCAGCTTGGGTATCAGGGGCTCGTCACGCTGTTCTATCGAGCAGGCGTCCGCTCCATCGTCGCGGAGATTGTCCGCAAGAATGATGACTTTACCTATCTCAACGGCGAAGTGATGCACCGGCCGGATGTCTTCTCGGATGATCGCGGTGAAGCCATCGGCGCTTATGTCGTTGTCGAGCTCCAGTCAGGTGGCCGCATCACCAAGGTGATGAGCAAGACTGAGATAATGGCGATCGGGGAGAAGTTCTCCAAAAGCTACAAGAGCGATTTCAGCCCGTGGAAGAGCAACGACCCGCAGCTGTGGATGTGGAAGAAAACCGTCCTCAAGCAGGCCGCCAAGCTCATCCCGAAGAACGAGACGATCTACCGGGCTATCGCAGAGGACAACAAGGACAGCGTCATCCCGGAGCGCGCATCCACCGGCCTTGAGCTTGCGCCAGTCGCGGTAGAGCTCGATGCGCTTCGGAAGAGTCTCCGGGAATGCCACACAAAGGCAGATTTGGAGCGCGTCTGGGCCGACATGCCAGGCGATGCCCGAAAGGCCCTCAAGGAAGATATGGAAGCCGTGAAGGCCATGATTGTCAGCGAGGCTAGCTCTGAAAAGGTATGAGGATAGCCGAAATACTCAGTCAGAATCGTCGCGACTTCACCGCTACCGTTGAGTGCGAGGGATGCGGAGCACAGGAGAAGCTGACCAGCGGATACGATGACCGCTATTTCCACGACACGGTCATGCCCGCGATGAAGTGTGCCGGATGTGGGAAGTCTAGGCAGGAGCTTGGTTTAACAGGGGACCATGTTGAAACCAGGTACCCTGACGGCATCCAGGTATGAGGGTCGTCCAGTACGAGACCCGCGAAGCCTGGCTGAACGCGCGTCTCGGCAAGATCACCGGCTCCGCCCTCAAGGATGTTGTGAACCTGCGCGACGGCGATACGAAAGCTGGTGTGTGGGCCACTGCTGCTGAGAGCATTATTGGCTCCGCCGCTATAGCTGAAAACGAGTTGACCAGTGCGCAGACTATGGAACGCGGTCATGTGCTCGAACCTGATGCGGTGCGCCGCTTCGAGAAGGAGACCGGCAAGAAGGTGAAGCGCGGCTTCCTTCTCTGGGAGCGCGAGGACGATAGCCGCATGGCGGTCTCGCCGGATGGGATGATCGGGAAGACTGAGGCGATAGAGGTGAAGTGCCTCCTGTCGCCTAAGCACGCTGAGGCGCTCTACAGCCGGGCCATCCCAAAGAACACGGGCGGCTATTATGAGCAGGTGCTCCAGTACTTCATCGTGAACGAAGGGCTGAAGACGCTCTACTACGCCTTCTACCATCCCGATTTCCCGGCCGGTCTCGACTTCTTCTTCCTGACTTTCACGCGCAAGGAGCTCGCGAAGGACATCGAGAAGTACTTAGTGGCTGAACGCGAAGCCGTCGCGAAGGTGCGGGAGATTGTGAACCACCTGACGCTCTACAGCCCTGACGAAGTGCGCAAGGTTGAAGCGGCGAAGGCAGAGCTGCTCGCGGGTGCGCAGGGGGCGCATAGCGAAGCAGTGGCAGCCATCAGCCAAACGATTACCAAGAAGGCATCGAAGAGCCGCGTTACCTCTAAATCCGACCCGATATGAAGAAGGAATCGATACTCGCGAAGGGCTTCTTCTGTGAGAACCCGCGCGAAGGTGCGCCGGACTATGTGCTCGCCAAAATCAGTATCAAGGTACCAGACGCCATCGCGTTCCTGAATGAGCACGCGAACGCGAGCGGCTATGTGAACCTGGACCTGTTGGATGGGCTCAAGGGCAAGCCGTACCTGAAGCTGAACGACTGGAAGCCATCGGGTACAGCAAGGCGTGAGGAGACCGCGCCTGAGGTTTCGGGATACCCTGATCCGGCTGAAGATGAGCTCCAGGACATCAACCCGGAGGATATACCTTTCTAGCCATCCGAACAGTCTGTTTTGAGGAACGGGAACCGCCGAAAATGGCGGTTCCTTCTTTTTGCAACCCTAGAGCTTGATTCTCGGGTGAGGCTCCCCACCTCGTATAGCGGTTCCGCTACGGAACATGGAACTTGTCTGACTTGAGGGGGCCGCATGGCCAGATGTACAGCGCCAGTTAGGGGTCATATACGAGGCGGCGGTGCGGACTGCCCAGCGTGCAGTAGCCGCTATGGCAGGGGAGGGTACGGCTTCTCCCGGCCCTCGTACGAGTCGTACCCGACGTATTCTGCCCCCTCGTCCTCGTCCTACGGGTCTTCGGGCGGAGGCGGCCGCAGCAGCGGTGGTGGGAGCCGGACGGTGAAGCCGCGCTGGTCCGGGATGGGCTCGTCTCAGCTCTATACGCCGGCGGAAGTCGAGTCCCTCACGCCCGTCCGCGAGACTGTTGAGGCGCGGGCGAAGGTGCCCGAACTCAAGCAGCTATTCCTCTGCCATGCGTGGGATGACCGCCAAGGATCGGCCAAGGTGCTTTACGATCTCCTTATCGCGCGCAAGGTCTCAGTGTGGTTCAGCGAAGCCGACATCGCCCTCGGGGAGCCCTTCATGCGCGCAATTGATAGGGGGTTGGCGGCGTCGCGTATTGGCATCGTGCTGGTGACACCGGCGCTTCTCAAGCGGCTCCCAGGGCAAGGGGTTGCGGACAAAGAGCTTTCCGTTCTTCTGCAAAACAACCAGCTCATTCCCATCGTGCATGACACGACCTACGACGCGCTTCGCCAAGTCAGCCCGATGCTCGCATCGCGGAACGGCCTGGCGACGGCGGATATGTCTATGGCGGATGTTGCGGCCAAACTCGCTGAGCTCGTCACCACTCTCAGTGACACGTTGCAACAGGCTGCGTGATACGCTGAATGTGGTGCACTCTCAAACGGGTCAGCGATTTTCTAGAGACTCCAGCTCACGCGTGACGCATTCCACGGCGTAAGGCCGTCGAGGTCGTGCGAGGTAGGTGCTATTGTTTTATGTAAGCCTGCCGGCCGGGGACATGCCCCGACGCCCGCCGCTTCGATGAACCGCCTTCAGGCGGTTTCGTCGTAAAGAAAGCTCCCCGAAAGGGGAGCCAGTAGGGAGAGGCACGGCGGGGTACTCGAAACCCCTCACTTCCTGCGACTGCGGGGATAGGTCGGAAAGTGCCTCCTGGGGCCGTGTTCATTAGCGCCATTCCACGAGAGCGAATTGAAGCTCTGTGAAGCGGTCGCGGTGTCGGCGCCATTCGCGCATGAGGGCCGTGGTGCGGCCTTCTATCCAGGCGTCGAGGCACTGGATGGTGTGTCTGACGGCGATCATGGAATCCCCGTCGCGCTTCATGACGATCAGCTTGAAGTAGTCGGTAGCCGAGAGGTCGTTGGACTGCATGTCCTCACGCAGTTCTGCGAAGCCCTCGTTAGTGACGAAGACGGCGTCTGACATTTTTCCCTCCAAGGTACTCCTGGAAGGAATTATGAGGCGTGGGTGAAGCCGGCCCCGGACTTATCCCCTGTTCGTGCGCGCGCCGAGGATGGTGACGCCGCCGTGTAGATAGCGCTCGCGCCAGACCCAAAGAGCGGACCCTATGAGGACGACGGCCTGCACTAGCTCGGTGAGCTTCTCAGAGTCGAACTCGATGCCGAAAAGAGGAAGGACAGTGGCGATAATGCTGACGGCTGCTGCGGTGATGGTGGTGCTCATGCCCCCAGTTTACCGCCTGGCTATCCCCACCTGGGGAGTGCGTGTGGATAGCTAGCGCGGCCTGAAGTAGGCGATGGGGAAGCCGCCTCTCACGCCGTAGTAGGATAGCCAGCTTTCGTGCGAATAGTTTGCCTCCCATTTCCCTGTTCGGCTGTCGTTGCTCATCCAGTCCTTGAAGCCGACGATGCCGGTGTGTCCGTTCTTGATGCGTCCGTTGCCTAAACCGGTCGGGCTGACCACGATGTCACCGGGTAGAGGCTCGTCCACCTCCATGAAGTCAGGATGCTCCTGTAAGGCCTTGTAGAGGGCGTAGGTGGACAGGAAGGGCGTGAGGTGCCCGCTGATGTACCGACCGCAAAACGCCTTGTAAACGCCCTCCAAGCTCTCCACACAGCCCACCTCGTCGTCTGCTCGATCCTCTGGGCTCATCTCTCGGCCGATGGACGCCTTAGACACATCGTAGAGCCGTTCACGGGCGCTCTTGACCGGTTCGCTCTCTGGGACGGTGGGAGGGACTGTAGGCATAGGTTCGGGGAGTGTCGGGGCTGTAACGGGCTCCTGTGGCCTCCAGAATGCTCTCAGGAAGTCGACTAACGTGCGAAGCCAATCCATGAGCCAAGTGTAGCAAGCTGCTGCCATAGGAGGCTGATGAGCCGCTGGATAATCGAGATCTTCTTCTCGGTGATGTCGGCGTCCGCGATGGATAGGCGATAGCCGTACGACATGAGGTCGTAGTCGCTTGCAAGCTTCTTCACGAAGTCACCACGGCCCTCTTCGTAGTTGTCAAAAATGGTGAAGCGAGGGATGCGGAAATAGAGGAAGGCGTGGTTCGGGCTCTTCGTGGTCTTCGGATATTCGCCGTTGACCGCTTTAGGCCAAGCGTAGCCAGCGACGACAATCATGTCCTCGTCAATGAGGTTCGGGAAGTCCTCGGGATAGACGCGCTCGTAGGTGATGGCGAAGTGCTCCAGGAACTCTAGGCCCTTGCGTTCCATCTCACGGGTAATCTTCGAGGCGTCGTGGTACTGGTCGAACGTCATCGACTTGTCGGCCGGAAGCATCGTCTTCGGGATGAGACCGCAGCGATGGATAGCGTCGCACGGTGCTTTCAAGCTGTTACCGTTCCTGTCGGTGCCGGACTTGATGGCGATGAAGCGGTCACTGAACGTGATGCGCCCATCCTGCTCGTACTGCGTCAGAAACTCGCGCTGTGCCTGGGAGAGGTACGCGGACTGATAGAGATAGGTGAACTTCGCTTCGAGCTTGTTGATCGGCCCCCGAGTAGCGCAATCCATCCAGTCCTGCTTGCCCTTCTGAACTTCTCCGACTGGGAGATACTTCTCACGCTCGCTCTGCGGGATGAGGGCGATGCAAACGGGTGAAGAGCCGCCGAAACGGTAATCGGTGTCTTCCTGCTCATCGAGCTCGCGTTCCCAGTTGAGGCCGTATTCCATACCTATTTGAAGAGGATGGCCCACGCCGCCGCGATGGTGATGATGATACCGCCTATCCACTTACCGCTGTTGCCAAGGATTTTGATGCCAGACGCGCCGATGAGGTACGGCTTCACCTCGGCAATATGCTCGCGCACGAGCGTCATATCTTCCTCGTGCTTCTCATTGTGTTTGAACATCGCTTCCGCGTGGGCTTCACTAATGTCTTTCAGCCCCTGAACATCGACCTTTAGACCGTCGATTTTCCCGTTCACGGTTTTCCTGATGGTCTCCTCGATTCCCGGCTTGAGAAGATGTGCAATGCGCTCAATTTCGTGGTCGTTCATAGGTCTACTGATACTCAAACCTCAGTCCGACAATTTGGAGGTTGGAAGTGTCTGACTGGAAGACGAATGAGGCGTATTCGTCTGCCGCAAGACCGGCAAAGATGCTGCTGAAGTTCACATTCACCTCCGTCATGAGGGATGTGGTCACTGCTACGGTCTGGTCCGCATAGGAAGCTATTGGGCCGGTTGGGTCTGAACCCGCTGGGACTGATGAGAACTCGGCGTCCCACTGAATCGTCTCGGTAGTGTCTGGGACCATAACGACCTCCATCGAGACGAGGCTCGTGTAGTCGGAAGGGACGCGGAACTGGAACACCACACCACCGAGGTTATTCACGTTCCCGTTCGGTGTGATGCTGGATAGGAAGTTGTTGTACGGATAGGTCACCGTCGTCATGTTTGTGGTAGCGGCGGTGTAGGTGTTTGGGATGAAGATGACCTTGTTGGCCGAGCCGGTACAGCTCTGCCACTCGATACCTGGCCCAGTGCTCTCGTAGGTCAGACATTCCTCGTCAGCCGCGCCGGTCGTATCGAGGCCAAGCGCGCCTGATGCGAGAGCCATTCCGAACCCTGTGAAGTCGGAGATGGTGTCACCGGCCATCGTGAGGAAGGTAGCTGCCAGCCCGTTGATGAGGGTGAGGAGACCGTTCACGTTTATCGACATGGCGGATGTCGAGGTGGCGAAGGTCGTTGGTGATGAGGTGGCGAAGTAGAGCGAGCCGCTGATGCTGCGGAAGTTCCAAGGGTTGGATGTCGCGCTCGCGTCAGAGAGCATGATCTGTGGAGCCGTAGAGCTTGCGATGTTCAAAGAGCTGCGCGGTGTCGTTGTTCCAAGACCGAATCCGGCAAGCGTCATACGGCCACGCTCCACCGCGCCGTTGTTACCAACGCCGAAGATGATGGCGTCTGCGCCGACACCTGCACCAGAGGTCGAGCGGAGCGTGAGTGTCCCTCCCGCTACTGTCCCACCGTACGCTATAGGAATGACTGCGGACGTAGTGAAAGTTGGCGTTGCGATAGTTGGCGAGGTCGCTCGTACGATGCCGCCTGCGGAGCCAGTACATGCCGTACCGAGGATGGTCGGACAAAGTGCAAAGCTCGCGATGCCGTTCGCATTAAACGAGAGCGCAGCAACCGTAGAAGTCGCAAATGTGCTTGGTGAGCTAGTCGCGAAGAAGAGGCTGTTGGACATAGAACGCACGGTCCAGTGGTTCGATGTCAGCGTTCCGTCTGAGAGTGCAAGCTGAGGCGCAGTTGAAGTAGCAAGCTGCATGAGCCAGCGCGGGGTCGTCGTTCCGACACCCACATAGAGAGCGGAGTTCGGGTATACACCGAGTGTGGCGTTGGTTGACGTAGCCCATTTGTCGCTAGAGCCGCCACCACCTCCGCAAGCGCTTCCAGTAGAGCCTACTGCACCAGAAGTGACATTGAGACAGCCGTCGGAAAGTGCTGAGAGATTGAGCGTTCCTGTGGCGGTGATATTTGCGGCAAAGAGGTCGCCCGAAAGGTTTGCGCTTCCCTGTACCGAGAGTAAGCGGCCTGGGGTGGAGGTGCCGATGCCAAAGCGCCCGGCGCTCGTAAACCGAGCGGCCTCCATCATCGTTCCGGGATTGGTCAGGAAGACGAGTGCGTTAGAGGCTGAGTCAGTCTGGATGCGCGCTGGGTTTGCGGTCGACCTGTAGAAGTCGATGGTGGCGCTGTTACCTGATGCCGCTTTGATAGTGAGGGCGGTCGCTCCCGTGCTTTCGATTGCAAGAGTAGACATAGGAGACGATGTTCCGATACCGACGCTCCCATTCGACAAGATGGACATGGCGCGGGTGAGCGTACCCACGGTAGGCGTCACATCGAAGCCAAGGCCCGCTATCGCGTTTGCGGCATTTGAATAGTCACCTTCTGCAACTGCAGAGATACGGACAGCGCTAGGGTAGTAGCCTGCTATCGCCCCTGTGGAGGAAGATATGCCAAAGGTCAGGTTCACGCCTTGGGCTGCCGCCGTTACACCGCCGTTGTAAAAGGTAAAGGCGTTCTCATTAGCGTTGTTCGATGCGTAGAAAACTCCCTTCCCGTCTTCGGTGAAGTCCACCTTCCGGCGCGGGGAATTGACCCCTCCGAAGCTTGCGTTACCTACAACACCGAAGCTGTACCCAGGCGTTGTCGTGCCTACTCCTATTTTCCCATCATTTGCTATCGTCATCCGCAAGTTCGCATCGGCGATGTCACCAGTGTAGAAGCGCATACCTCCTGCCCGTGCGGCGATAGAGAGACCACCTGAAAGGTTTGCACCTGAATCGAGCACCGCTCCATCCTGGCGAAGTCCGCCGCTGGTGGTGAAGCCGGTGCCGAGTGCCATAAAGCGCACCGACTCGGTTGCGGCGTTGTAGCCGTTCCTTGCGAGAAGCTGGGCTGACGCAGCCGTTCCAGAGCTTGAGTTTGTAACTGCGGCAACAATGCCTGCGTTCGCACTATCTCCCACTTCAAACTTGTAGTCTGGGGATGTCGTACCGACACCGACCGACCCGGCAGAAGTGACATACATGTCGTATGTGGTGTTGTCGGGAGAGTAGGCGGTTACGCCTCCCTTAAACCCGATTCCGACCCGCCCTGTGATACCAAGGTCGTTCGCACCAACGAGGCTCTGACGGGTAATGGAGCCGATGCCGGCAGTTGTTCCCGCATCAAAGAAAATGCCTTCGCCATTCGTTACGCTTGCGCGGTAGTTACCTTCTGAGTTTGCGATACCAGCGTTGGGACTTGATGAGCCGATGCCGAGTTTCGTTCCATCGAAGACGAATGTCGCGGTTGAGGTGAGTGCGCTGTTGCCGCTGTCCATATAGGGGACGCGGTTCGCGCCGAACGCCGTAGCTCCCGTGCCGCCGTTTGCGATGGGGAGCGTTCCTGTTACGCCGGTCGTGAGCGAGAGACCGGTAGCGTCCGCGAGATTGAAAGCTGGGCTAGCGTCCGTGCCACCAAGCGAGAGGGTGACGCCGCCGTAGGAGACGGTTGAGTTAGCGAGGTCTGTGTTGGCTACCGTGGCGCAAGTCGCCGCGCCGAGTGCGGAGAGGACCCGCACGAACTGGTTGGTGCAGGTGGTGCCGGCGTACTCAGCAAAGACGCCTGAGCCGTTGGTGAGTATCAGCGCGGAAGTGAGGGCAGGGACATTGAGCGTGCCAAAGAATGCGTTTGTGGATGAAGCGTACGCAGTAGAGAGCGCGGTTGTGGATGCGTTCGTTACCGTAAGACGGTCGCTGGTAGACGCGTAGGAGAATGCCGCCTCAGCACCGAACGTGCCGCCCTGGTTGAACTGCACATAGCTGTCTGAGCCGCCTGGCGTCCCGCCACCTCCGCCTCCGCATGTACCCTCGCCCACTATGCCCGTACCGTCCGTGCCGAGACAATCGAGGCTCTCAAGGCCAGTCAGCCTAAGGGGCTTGCCGGAAACATTTTGTGTGATGTTGGTTCCATCGCTCTTCCACTGGTCCAGCTGATTGATGGTGCCCGATCCTCCGCCGAGCATTTCTGCATGGACGGCAAAACCCGCAGCCGATGATGCGGCTAAGATGACGGCAATTCCGAAGAGGCTGAAGAGGCTGAAGAGGCGGTTCACTCATGCCAAAATCCCATATCCACCAGGGTTCGTAGCGGAATTGGAGGAAGTGTGCTTTTATTCCGGCATGACTATTGGTTTTGTCTTGGGGGTTATCGGACTGATCGTTGTAGGCGTGAGCCTGCTTCCAAAGCCGAGTAAACCTCACGAGTGTGAGCTAGCGGAGGGCTGGGACTAGTCCGGGCTTATTCCAGCGCTCGTTGAACCGATTATTGCCCCGAGACCTTGGGAGGCTGTGCCCTTGTTCAGCGCTGAGCCTACGCCGGTCATAACGGCCGGCATGGTGAGCGCACGACGTACTCCTCCAACAACGGCTGGCATTGCGCTGCCTGTAGCTATCGATGTTCCGTATAGAAATGCGTCTAGGGCAGGGATCACGGCATTGTTGCCACGCCGGGTGGCGTCCTTCGCGAGCGCCTCAAGAGCGTCGATGTAGAAGGAGTAATCCTTCATGACGCCCTGCATTCCTGGGACGCTGTTCACTCGACCTCGAACGGTATCGGTCAGGCTCTTCAGGTTGGCCTGTTGAAGAGACAGTTTCTCGCCTGGGTTTGGATATGAAGCCGCTATCCGCATCTTATCGAGGAAGCGACGGATACCCAGTGCTTCGGTGGCTGGGACCTTGCCGCCTGTCTTTTCGAGGAGTGCTGCATAGTCCCGAGCTTGCTTCGAGATTTCACCAAAGCCGACGTCGTCGTATTTCTCAGCAAGCCCCTTCAACACGCTGGTGAACTGAGGCTCGGCTAGATCAATCGTGCCTTGATGTGTTTTCGCGACTTCGCGCGCAGCGAGCTCTGATTTGTACATGCCTTTGACGACCGTATCGGCCATCCTTTTCGAACTTCCCTGAAGCCCTCGCGCGAGTGCCTGCTCCGCGAGCGTTTCGTTCACGACGGCCTTACCGCCAATCGTCTTGATAGCCCCCTCCTTGAGGAGCGCCTGATAAAAGTCTGGGTCGGTATTTCTGATCGCGTCGATGCCATCGGACTTAAGCTCCTTGAGCATGTCGTTCTTCGAATTGCGGAAGATGTATGTGTAGAGACGTTCTGGAAGGCCGACGCCCCGAGCTATCTCGCCACCACCGGCAATGACCGAACGCAGAGCGCCTGCGGTCGCGCCGGTCTTTAGTGCCGCCTCAGCATCTCCACCAGTCTGAATAAAGTTTACGCCTGCCGCTGGTACGGCTTGGGCCATGCCTTTCCCGATGATGCGCGCTGCGGGTGCGATTACACGAGGAAGGCCTTTTGATGCGGTGGTGACGATCTTTTCAGCCTTTGAGGCGGCGCCTGCGGGGATGAGGAACTCGGCCGCTTGCTCTGCACCAAAGCCGACTTTTTCTGACAGCCCCTTTGGTTTAACGAGCTCGCGAGCTTTCTGTCCCTGCGCGCTGGTTCGGTCGAAGACACCGCCCTGGGCAGTCTTTTCAAAGTTGGCAAAACCACCAGTTATAAAATCGAGCCCTTTCGCTACGCCTTTCTGAATCTTTTGCCCGAACTCGCCGAGACCTAGAAAGGTGCTGGTCGCGCCCTTTGAGACACCTGTAGCAAGCCCCTTTTCGACCTCGTAAGCACCCTTCACAGCGCGAGCAGCCATGCTCGGCTGAGCCTTCTTGTATTTCGAAAGATCGGTAGCGGGTGCTGCCTGTGGTGTCGTGCGGCGGTATTTTGAAAGGTCAGCCATGGCTTACAAGGAGCCCGCAATCTCCTCGTCAGAGAGACCGTCGCGCTTCATGGCGTCGTAGTCGTACCCGGCTTCCTCGGCGCGAGAGCGAACATCGCCGCCTTGGGTAAGGGCACCGCCCTCGAACTGATTTTCGTAGTAGCCCATCGGATTGACGAACGTATTGAGACCACTCGCGGACTTGTTCTTCAGGATGTCCTTGAGCGTAGTTAGGCGTTGGCGAAGAGCTGCGGGCTCGTACTTCGTGGAGCCAAAGAGCTGCTGGTATTCGCCGTCTTCCTGCGTACCCCACGCTGCACCAGTAACCGAGTTTCGATACGGCTGAATGGCAGCAGTGATGTGTGCCGCGATCTTCGCGAGTTTTGGATCGTAGTCCTTACCGGCAAGGTTGAAGGCATACTGCGCCCCGTTTTGAATGAGGCCGGTCTGTGCTCCCTTGTCGAGCTCTGCGAGTGCCTTATCGAGCTCGGATATACCAACAGCCTGGTTCGCGAAGTCGGTCCTAAGCTCTGCCGGCTGGCCCTTAAGCACCTGGGCGGCGATGAGGTTGATCTTGTCCTGGTCGTTACGCGCCTTGGCGATCTGACTCTGGAACGTAGCTTGGCCGAATTTGGACGGAATGGTCGAGAGGGTCGCCCCGATTATTGCATCGAGGTCATTGGCATACGCTCCCCCGGCACCACTAGCGCCACCCGCCGCTGCTTGGGTAGGCGTGAGACCCTTGGGTATGGAGACGAGCTTGGATGGGTCGCCATCCCAGTTGTCGGGAACGGCAAGTATGCGGTTTCCGGCATCGATTGTGTCGGTGTAGGACGGTGGAAGACCAAGGTCCACGGTCTCAACCGTGACCTTCCCCGTAATGGGGTTCTGCTTGGCAATAACGTAGCTGCCACCCTTGATCTGCTTGTCGAGGATCTGGTCCTGAGGCGTGTTGAGGGTGAACGCTCCCTTAAGCGCCTCGGTGCTTCCGTACTGCCTCGCGAGGTATTCAAATGCCTTTGGGTCGGTCTTGCGGAGACCATCGAACGTGGCCCCGCTGGCTGCGAGGTTCTTGAGGCTCTCGTTCGCAAGCTCCATACGAGCTGCTTTGTTCTGAATGCGAGAGGCTTCGTCGAGGCGGGCATCTTCACGTTGGGCTCGTGCCTCGGTTACCGCGTCCTTTCGGATGGCTGAGAGGATACCCTGCACCTGGGTCTCTACCGCCGTTCGAATGCGGTCGTTTTCCTTCTGTCCTTTGGCGGCGGTCGCTGACGCAGAAAAATCGGCCTCAGACGAACCGGCGAGTCCATTGATCGTGTTCGTACCCTGAGTGGTGCGGGCGTCTTTCTGATTGATGACAGCTTGCTCGTCGAGGAGCTGCTTCTCATAGTCGCGAAGCGAATTGATTTCCCCCTGCGCATCTTTCTGCATCCCGCGCTGGATGGTCTCTACGTCTTGTGGCTCCGCTACCGTCGTAGTCTCAGGCTCGTAGTAGCGAGGATAATAGTCACTTGCTGCATCTTCCGTCGTCGCGGGAGTGTCGCTCACCTTCGTTTCGAGACTGACCGGTGGAGGCGCAGTGCCACCGACTGTAGCCGGGCTAGTTCGCGCGTACGTCGTCCCATCGGACGCTGCTGGCATCGTGGGAGACGCCTTGGCAGCCGCCACACGAGCATTGTAGGCGCCTTCAGTTTCGCCTGAGAATGGCTTGACGGTCGAAGCTGCTGAAGAACCTCCACCATATTTTTTATCAGCGTTAGAGCCGATGCGTACCTTGGTAGTTGATCCATCCGCCTTGGTGACAACCCGCGTCGTAGGTTTGTAAGCCATAGCTTCTACTCGCGGATTAACTCAGAAGTGTAAGCTCCTGTCGTGCTCGCATTCGGCCCGCCGGACACCCACATCTCCAACCGATAAGCCTTTAGGGTGGTGGTGTCGTACGACTTCGCACTGGTCACAGAAGTACGCGCTGTGGCGGCGGTAGAGATACCTGACGGCAGGCCAAAGTAGCCGAGGTAAACGTATTGAGCGCTCGTGCTGTTGTTAGCGTTCATCCGTAACGATAATTCCCCATTGAAATAGAGCGTTCCACCGCTCCCGTTTGTAAACCCACTAGTGGTCGTCGATGTGCCGTCACCAAATGCGAAGTACACGGTATCGGTGTTTGGAATGTTCATCGTGAGCGGCAAGATGAAGCGATACGCGTTCCGTGTTCCCATTTGATTGGCAGGAATCGTGACCGTTGCGAGCGTGGTGGTGCCGGTTCCGCCAACGATACTGAGCGGCGTTGACGACGCAGCGAGCAAACCGCTGAAGCCCTGCCACAAAAGTGAGCCTGACCCGTTGTTAACGAGCGTGGTCGAGGCTGCCCCCTGAATCGAAGGCCATGTGTACGGCACCCCGCCGATGTTGTTGAAAAGCGTGGACGTGGCGATGAAGTAGTTGTCGATCTTGCCCGATCCGCCGGTAACTACTACGCGGTTCGCGGCGGTGAGCGAGTTATAGGTCGATGTCGCAAGTGAAGCAGGGAGTGCCAGGACGCCTGATGAGCCACTTGCCGTCGAAGCTGCCGCTTCCGCGCCTGTGGCGAGCTCTACGACACCGCGTGCTAATGCGGTCGCGTCAATGACTGCTGCGCCGCTGAATGCGGTGTCATCAACGTATTTCTTGTCCACAATGTCGGTCGTGGCGGAGAAGGTCGGATGAGAGGCGTATCTGAGGATGTTCGGGTAGGTATCTTCGCCGTTTGCCTGGGCCTTGAGTATTTGAATGAGCGGATAGTCAGTGATTTTGACCGATGCGCCGCGCCGGTGTGAGAACTGAAGGGCGGACACGGTCGTTGTTCCGGTAGCAGGGCTTATGCCTCTTAAGAGGCTCGTGACGCTGGTGCCAGAAACCGTTCCGCAGGTGAACTCGGCCTGGCTAGAGCCTTCGTCGATGGTGAAGCAGGTGTAGCCAGACACGGAGCCTCCACCACGAACTGCGTTTGCAGTAAGTGTGAGGCTTGTAGCTGAGGAGCTGATAGGCGCTGCGAGCGAGGTCTCGAAGACCGCCGTAGCAGAAGGAAGAGCGGCGCTGAGTGTAATCGGTTCAGGTTCTATTGGCGTAGGCGGCGTGAGACCTAGGAAGGAGCCGAAAACTAAGGCAAAACTCGAAAGGAACACACTTACGCTTGAGAGAAAGTCCATAGTGAGAGTGTAGTGAAATCGAGCAATTCGTAGCGGAGTTAGCGCGTTCGTGTCGGGAGATTCTTCCTTCCCTTGTCCCGAATATCCTTGAAGGTGAAGCTGTTGACGGAGACGTACCCGATGCCGAGCGCTTCAATCCTGATGCGGGCATTTATGAAGCGGTCGGCCGCCAGTTTGAAATCCACCTCGAATGGTGAAGCGGTTGCAGCGCCTCCGCTACCGATGGTCTTGGAACCGATGGTGGGGGAGCCGATACTCGTCTCAACGCCCGTATCGACATAGTCTCCGTTGCCCTCAACGATGAACATCTCAGAGAAGGGTTTTCCGTCATACGAGACGGAGATTTTCAATCGTTGGTCCGGCTGGATGAGGCCCTCTACGACCATGCGCCGGCACGTCTTGAGATTGTCGGTCTTAAGGTTGAGGTCCCCGGAGGTCCAGTAGTTCTCGATGGTATCGGTATCTTCGTCGAAGCCTGAGAACAGGGTGTAGATGTTCCTGGATATGCTGTCTCCGGCGACCAGAGTGCCCTGATACTCAGCTAGGCAGGAAGCGTAGTAGTTGAGCTTGTCCCATGTCCCTGAGACGACGTTGCGCACGTACATGACCGAGTTGAAGTCGTTGGCGACGCCGTTGGTCTTCTCCTGAACGCAGAAGATTTCGTAGTCGCCCCATCGGAAGGCGACGCATTTCGTGAAAGCGTGGCCGGTAAGGTCAAGCTCATCGCTGATCGACGTCGGCTCGATAGTATTGATGTTCGTGCCCTGGAGCACCTCCAGCCTTCGAAACTTCGGGTCGGCCTCGCGGGATAGGTCGGCGAAGATGATGCCCTCCGGCGTCTGCCAGGCCGCCCGTTCGTACGGGACACCTATGTTTCGGTAGGGGAGGTTCGTGCTGCCCGTGTCCTCTATCGGTATGTCTACCTGCCAGGTCTTGAGCTCATGGAATGGGTAGTGCGTGCTGTTGATGTTGAAGATAGCCATCAAGCGTCCGCCGCCATCGTCTTGGCGGAACGTCTTGCCGAGACCGTTTGAGCCAACAGTGAAATCGAGCACGCCTCCGTTTGTCGCGGTCTCATGGTAGTAGGAGACGGTGACGCTTCCTGTCGTGTTCGCTGAAAATGTGAGGCTGTACGCGCCGGTCGCGTAGTTGATGGTGCCTGTGCTGCCAAGGTTCGAACGTAAACCGCCGTTGCGGTCGTCGAGGAATTGCTCTGCCTTCGTGATCGTGCCGCCTGACGTGTACGAGGCGTAGGCCGAGCTATCGATGGCGAGTCGAAAGATCGACGTGCTTTCGACGGTCTTCACCTCGTAGGTGTTGTTGTTGAGCTCCACCATGCCGCCGACACTGGCGAACGTGACGCGGTCACCGACTGCAAGGCCATGAGGGGTCGCAGTCTCGATTGCCGCGTTCGGCTGCGAGCCGACGTTGCTTATGTTCACGGGCGTGCCGATGGCGCCTGAGAAGATCGGGTACATGGCTGTGCGCGGCGCGGTGATAGCCGCAAGCGTGCCTGAGTAGGCGCTTGACCCCGAAGCCCCCACCGCTTCGTTGGTAACGGCCGTAAAATCAGAGACCTGATCCTTGTCGATCGCAGAGAGGTACAGGCCGGTCTTGTCGTTGTTGCCCGATGCTATGCCGTTGCGCTGCCCAGCGAATGCGCGGCCTTGTGCGAAGTGAAGAACGCCCCAGCGATAGTTGCTCACCGACTGGTCGATGGCATTGCCAGGGTTTGCCGCTGGGATTTTGTAGACCGACGAATTGGGCGAACCGAAGAACTGAAATGAGCCAGCGAGGTTCTGGTAGGAGCGGAACCAGATGTCTTCGCCATTGGCTGTACCCGGCAAAATATCAGACCCCACCTCCGCCATGTCGTCAGTCGCCTGGTCGTAGTACTTTATCTTCCGGTCGTACGAAAAGTGCAGCACGTCTTGGCCGTCATAGCGGCGCGAAACACCGAGTCCAGACACATGGCCGTTGCCGGTCTCTTCAGTCGCGCCAAGGCGCGCGTAGCCGCGTCTGAGCTCGATGTGGTCCTTGTACTTCCCCGTAAGCCAATTGAGCGAGTCAGGAGAGACGCCGGGCTTGAGCGTCTTCAAGTCCTTAATGGCTGTCACAACCCCGCCAAACTCCGATACGGTGAAGTCAGGCATGGCTATTCGCGCTGGATAGCACCGCTTCTTGGGTATCCACCTGCTGCCTCGCTTGGATCGTTCCCTTCAAGGGCGGAAAGCTGAAGGTCGTTGTCCCAGGTAACGAGGGCATTCTTCAGCGCATCCAGCGCCGCCTGGTTGGCCGGGAGCATCTGGCGATTGATGCTGTCGTAGTCCACCGCACCCTTATGGATGCCTATAGCGTAGAAGCCGAGGATAGGCAGGAAGCGCGGCTTAAATGGCGACCATGCCGGCGTGTCTGCCGTGAGGTCGATTGCGCCACTATCAGCGATGTAGTTGAGCCAAATCGTGCCCGCGAACGCGATAAGGCCATTGAGGTAGATGGTGTTGCTGTTGGCGTCAAAGACGAATGTGTTGCTGACGTCCTTCCATTCAAGCCGGTCTTCGAATGGTACCTGACGATAAAATTCAGTCCGGTTTCCTCCGTCATTGAGACGCACTGGGAAATCGCCGTGAAAGCGGCCGAAGTCCGTGATCCCAGCGAGAGACTTTTCCGTCTCCCAGGTGTCGCTGGTTGAAGCCGACAGGTTCCTGGCCGTCTTCCTGAGTACCATCCACGGGCGTTCTGCCTCGATGATCGCTCGGGCGTTATCAACGAGCACGTCTGCGAGCGTGGCATCCACCTCAGCGTCCGCGTTGAGGCTGTTGATGAAGCTGAGAAGCTGGGTTCCGGTGGAAATCATGGCTAAGAGGCTAGGGCGTCTAAATCGAGCGTCTCGGCTTCCTCCTTGGGCTTCTGTGGCTTGCCGACGTCCAGTGTCGCGGTGCTAGGCGCAATAGAAAAGGTTGTGCCTTTGAAGATTTCAGCGATTTCCTTCACCACATCATTCGTAAGCCGGTCCTGATTGTCGTCCACGATGGCCGTGAGATTGCGGATGCCCGCTTCAATGACAGGTGCGATCTCCTCGAACTTTGCGAGGACAGGGGAGAGGTCGGTTGGTTGCGTCACTTCTTTCTCAGCTATCGCGGAGCGAAGGGTCTCCATCGCCTCTGTGACCGGCGATAGGTCTACAGGCGTGGACTTCTCGGTAGGGATGGCAGAGACGGCATCAGATACGCGCTCAATGGCCTGAAGCAGTGGGTTTAGGTTGACTGGCTCGGTTGGCTTCGTGGGTTCCGGTTTTGCCTTCTGAATCTCCTCGCGCATGATCTTTCGCAAGGTAGCTGCATCCAGCCATCCGCCACCGCCTCCACGGCTCTGATTAGCGAACACATCTGAGACGAGGTGCGTGTTCTCCTCGTCCCCATAGTTCTCGCTCTTCGTCGTATAGCCGGCGTCCGAAAAGACGCTGGTGACTATGGAGATATAGAAGCCCTGGCCTGACCGGTCGGCAGGAACCCTCCAATTTCGTGTGAAGCGCTGGCCGCCCCGGTCCTCAAGATTGAGGGTGTCAATCAGATCGTCCGTGTGGGCATTCCGAATTACCGCTCTGACATAGTAGGTCGCGCTATCAAGATGGTTGGCGATCTGCCGAACCACCGTGAAGCTCTGCTGTGGCTTGAGCGGTACAGCCATGTGTTACCAGCGGAATTCTGCCTTCGTGATGGTCGTCGAAGCGTAGCCCCAAGCCGTAACGGGACCGCAGCCGTACGTGTCTGCCACGTACTCCTTGGTGGTCGAAGCCGCCTGCCAATGGCCGACTGAGCCGTTTGGTGCGATTGCAGAGCTGAAGGAGAGCATTATTGCTGAACCACCGACTGTGGATACGACGCGCGATGCGCAGAAGTTCGTCATCGAGCTTGTTGCCGTATCAGCAAAAAGGGTCGTGACTGACTGTGGGCCTACAACGGCGGTCGAGGTCGTAGCCATTCGGGCCGAGACTTCTGGTACGTTCGCTTGAACGTGAGCGCTGGAAATGAAGAAGAGCAGAACGGACGTAGCAGCGAGCGCTACTGCCGCTATTGGAACGATGAAGGGGTTTTGCATAGTGGGTTGAAGCGGGCGCTTAGTGTGCCCTGTTCTGGCCCCAGAAAGGGCCAGAGAGGACGCGCTACGGACAAGCGCCGTATGACGCGACCATCACGCCGTCCGTACCTTCGATGGTAGCGGTAGACGAGGCAGTCATGCGCACGCGGGTAGCTGTCGAGGTCGCGTAGAAGTCCAGGCAGAACGTCGAGCGATCGGAGCGAATGGTGCCCTCCGTGAGAAGGTCTCCATCTGCATCAACCGCGAACTCATCGCTTTCGCCTGCGGCAAAGCCCTGGCTGAAGTACTTAACCGTCTGGTTGTACGTTCCGCCAAAGGACATTCCCTGCGGCACAAAGAGCAACGCTATGACCGCTCCTGCCACTGAAGCTCCTGCGAGTTTGAGGAAGTCAGTCATGGTCAAGCGTTAGCGAGGGGTGTCGCTTGCAGCCGTGAAGCTGGAAGACTCAACCGCGAGGGTAACGATCTGCGGAGCCTGGTCCTGGAAGACCTTGATGCCGTAAACGGTCCACGCGATGAAGTCCTTTCCGATCTTCCGAGACACTCCGTTCTCTTCCATGCTCGGAACCTTCTGGATCACCGTGGAAACGGACTTCGAGAGGGCGAAGATAAGCTGGAGCTTCTCCTTGCCCACCGTCCATACGTCAGCCGCTGCGGTGAAGGTCTCAGAGACCTCAACCGTGCCCTTACCTGCCGCGACAAGCGTCAGGGTGTTCGGTGTCGCGTTGTCAGTCGCCGTGATGTTCTTGAGGAGGCGACGGTTAGCCGCTGAAACCTCGAAGTATCCCGTTGCTGAGTTCTGACCAGTAGCAGAGCCGTTGATCGCGTTCTGGAGCAGGATGCGGCTTGCATCTGCATCAGCACCGATGTCGATCTCTCCTGCGAGTGCCGGCACTGCACGGAAGGTCCAGGTAACGCCGTTGACCGTGACAGTATCGCCAGCGGTTGGGTTCGTCGCCATTCCGAGCTCACCGGTCCAAGGCAGGCTGTTCGATACGAACAGGTTGAAGCCGTGGAAGTAGCCCGAGTAGCCGTTACGCGAAGCCTCATCGCCAAGGTTCGTGTCCTTCCCACCGAGGTATAGCTCGATGTAGGTCAGAATCTCAGGAGAGATGATCGCAATCGGCATTCCCTCAGGAACTTCGAGCTTTGCACCTCCCTGGAAGCGCTTGTTGTAAACGACGTTCTTCAGGCGGAGCTTCTGCATCGACAGCGTGAAGATGCGGGCGACGTTGTTCTCAGTAGCGGTGAAGCCGTTTCCAGCCGTACCGCCGCTGAATGAACCATCGTCGAGCGACGTTCCAGCGCCCTGGTACGCCTTCAAGAGCACGTCCGCATCAATCTGGTTGATGAGGGCGTTGGCGAGCTTGCGGCCGTACTTCTTCCGAACTGGAAGGTGCGCCTGGAGCTCGTCGAGCTTCTTGACGTAGATGGACGCCTCCTTCTCGTAAGAGATGGTGAGCGTCTCAGCGGTGTCAGCAATCGCCTGTGGTTCGTACGAACCATCGCCACCCATGTCATTGACTTGGACGTCGGATGCGTAGGAACGAGAAACCGTCTGGCCCTTCTCAAGTGACGCTTCGAGACGGGTGTCGGCAAGGATCTGATAGACAGGCTCCTTGTAGTGCGACATCTGGTATTCCGCAGAGAATACCGTCTTGAAGGTCATCGTATTTGGATTTGCAGCCATGTTGGATGACTTAATGCCTAGTAAGTAGGCCGCAGTCAGGCTGGCGAGCTAGAGAAGGATTTTCTTTCCGTCCGCTCCTTCGAGAAGGCTCTCGGATGAGGTTGCCTTGTCGTAGTTTGCTTCCCACTTTTCGCGCTCGGCGGGGGACATCTTCGAGTAGTCGGCGTTGGGGTCGAATTCGAACTCAACGGCCTGTGAATCTACTCGGCCACGTCGCTCCATGCCTGGCTTGCGTGGGGAGATAAGCGGTTCCAGCTTCGAGCGGTTCTTGAAGGCGATGTAGTCAATGTCCTTGTCGTGGTACTCCTTGGTGAAAGCGAGTTTCTCGATCTCGGCCCTGACTGCCTTCAACTCCTCGTCTGAAGCGGATGGGAACATCTCCTTAAGGCTAGGGACTGCTGCCTCGAATTCCCTGGCGAACTGCGCCTCTTCGATAGCTTTCGAGTTCTCAGTCTTCCACTGCTGGAATTCCTTGAGGTCGGCGGCTACGGTTTCTGGAATCTCGGCTTTGAAGCCCTTACGCGCGAGGGAAATGAGGTCACTGATCGCGGCCTTGTCCCAGTCTTTATGGGAGGCAATGAACTCGTCGATCTCGTCCTTCGCTTCCTTGCGCTCCTCTGGCGTCGCTGCGTGCGTTGCCGCATCTAGCTTCGTCTGGAGTTCGTCCCGTTCTCTCTCAGCCTGTTCGCGTAGCTGCTTCTCGGTCTTGAGCTCGGACTTCTTGTCCTTGAGATCATCGTAGATCGAGCGCTTGCGCGGTTCTGTCGGCTCTGGGGGTGCATCGCCTTCTGGAGTGGCCGGAGCCTCTACCTCGGGTTCTGCGGGTGCCTCTGGCTCTGTTGGCGTTGCCGCCGCTGGTGCCTCTGGCTCGGCTGCTAATTCGGGGAGGTCTACGCCAGCTTCGGTATATTCCTTCCGGGTCTCAGCATCGATGTCGCTCATGTGTGGTGGTGTTTAGACGGCCGCGTACCACGCGGGACTGGTGTTGGTGGGTCCAGTAACCGTTCCCAGATAATGCCGCTGGGTCGGGAAGCCGTGGTGTGGCTTAAGGCGAGCCCCTCGAAATGAGAGGCTCGTTAAAGCTACGCCAGTTTGCCGCCCTTCTTGTCCGCGAATTCCTTCGCGAGCTTCTTGAAGTCAGCGCCGTGCTCGTCCTTGGAGTAGGTGCGCTCGCCACCTGGGAAGACGACGGTGACTGATGTCTTGCTGTCCTCCTTCTCGGGCTTAGCTGGTGCCGCCTCTTCAGGCGCAGCAAGTGCCTCGTCGAGCTCCTCGTCAGTGACTTCCTCCTCGGTCTCTGCCTTTCTCTTAGCCATGAAAATATGGGCTACGGATAATACCCCCACACTAGAACAGGGCAGGGGGTTCGTAGCGGAGTTATGAAACTGCCATGAGTGCGCGCCGGATGTCGGCCTGAATTGCCTTGATGGTGGCGGCTCCATCCTTTTCAGTGTGAGACAAGAGCCAGCGCATCGCGTCCTGACGGGCGTAGAGGCTCATGCGCTGCTGCTCGGTTAGATCGCGCCTGGTTGCGAGCTCCATCGAAAGGTCGATGTAGGCTTTCTTCGCCTCGGCAGCGACGCGGCGGGTCACGTCATGCTCGCGCCAGCCCTCGTAATCCTCGGCCTCGACAAGCGCCCGCTCCCATTCCTGGATTTGAGCGAGGTTATCTGCCTTGGTCTCCTCATCAACGTCCGTGAGGAAGATCTCCTTCAACTTCTCTATGTCGTTTGGTTGGGTACTCATGCCGTGGCTGCTTCAGCCATGTTCATCGCGCGAGACATACCGCCAGACATGCCGCTAGGAGCCTCTGTGGCAGGCGCTAAGGTGCCCTGCTGGGCTGTCTGGGGCGCGAGGGCCTGCTCGGTCACTTTGCGCTCTATGTTGCCCCTCACGATGTCTGAGTGGGACATCGCGTAATCCATGATCGTCTGATACTCGGCCGGGTACTTCGCTCGGTTGTCGGTCGCGAAATCGACGAGCTTTTGCATGAACGCGGTTGTTGCGCCGTACCAGAGTGGCGGGGTCTCACCGGTCTTGATCGCCTGGATGGCCTCGGATGCCTTGGCGAGAGACTTGCGGTCTTGGTGCGTCTGAATGTCGAGGAACTCGGCAACCTCTTGGTCGTCGTAGTCGCCAATGTCCTTGAGGACTGCCTCGGCACGCTTCTTTGGGTTGAGAGGTAGCTCGGCCGTGAGCTCAAGCGCCTTGATGCGCTTCTCCTTGCGCATCTCGCTCTCCTGCTTCTGCTGGTCGCGAGACTGAATGAGCACGTCAACGTCGCGCTTCGTGCTGAGGTCAAGACGGGTGATTTCATCCCAGTCCCAGCCCTTCTCGCCCATGACGCGGATCGCCATCTTGGCCGGCATGTGATCCCTAAGGCCATAGACGAACGCGCGGCCCAGGTCGCCCATCATGCTCTGGAATGGCTGCGCTCCCCATCCGAGGCGCTTTGATACGGACTTCTGCTCAGCGAAGGTGACCGATGCCTTCTTCGAAACGTCCTCCACGCTGCCCATGGAAAGGTCGGTAGCTCCTGTATTGCGGCCAAGCGTGCTCGTCATCCAGTCAATGAGATTGATGGTGCCGTTGAGCTCTGGGGTTTCGAATGTGAAGACCGCCTCGGAAATACGCTTGCTACCGCCCTTGGTATCGGCTGGCACGAGCGCGTCTGGTCGGTGCTGTGCCTCGTCGAGCTTTCGAACGTCGGTGAACACGTCCTTGTCGTAGGCACGCGCACCAAAGTTCCGCTTCTCGCGGTTGGTGAGCTCCTGATTGAACATCGCCACTATCGCGTCAGAAGCTGCATAGAGGTCATCGCCATACGACTTGCTGAGGAAGTTCTCGTCGTCCTCGTGGGTAGCGTAGGTCTTCCATGGATACTCGCCGCCGTTGTCCTCCCATTTGTCGAAGCGCAGCCAGGTCTTCGTCCAAGGATGGAATACGAGGTAGTAGCGCTGCCCCCTGATCTGGAGGATGTGAGAGGCAATCGTGTAGACCGCCTGGCCCACGTAGCTGTTGTTCTCCGGGTCCAGGCCAAGCGGTTTGAAGCGCGAGAGCTTCGCGTCCATGTCGTGCGAGCCCATCGGCATCCAATCGGATTGCCCTGAGCGATCAATAAGCTGCTTCACCTGCTCCTTCTCGTAGAGCCCCTCCTGCACACCCACCAAGAGGTCGTACTGCGTCTTCTCGATGTCCTCGCGTCCGGCAAAGAGATGATTTTCAAGCCACAACCCGCCCTTCGGCTGGAAGTTGAAGTTCTTCAGGCGCACCGCGTCCAGCTCGGAGTAGTACTCGGGATCAGAGCCGACGTTGTATTCGACGATGCCGCGACCCTCCATGATCGCGTGCTTGCGGGTGAGCGACAGCTTGCTATCCCACTTAGATGCCGTCGCGGTGTTCATCACCTCGCGCTTGAAGGCGCCATTGATTTTCTGAACCTTGAAGTAGTCGGATGCGTCGCCCTCCTGGAAGGTGAGGTCGATAGGCGTGTCGTACTGCGCATTTAGCGTGTCGATCATGCCAGGGAAGACTGGTATCGGCACGTTGAAGAGCTGGCGCAGCTTTTTCTGCACCTTGCCGTCGTAGAGCGCCCAGTATTTGTCCAAGCGCTCGGTGCGCGGCTTCTTGAAGTCGAAGCACGACATGGTCTGGCGCACAGCGATGTCTACCGCCTCGGCTGCGAGCTGAGCCTTGGTGAGGTTATTGAAACGGCTCTCGACGTCGGACAGGCGCTCGTCAAGCTCGGCCTCAGATGGAGTAGGCATTGTAAGGCCATCGTAGGCCAAACATGCCCTTTCGTAGCGGAGTTATGGGTAGTTCTTCGTCTGCCTGTAGCAGCGCTTGCAGTAGCCGCGTGCGTGGTGGCCTTGCAATACGAAGGGGACGCAGCACGTCCTACAACGCCCTGAGAGGCTCGCAGGCTTCGGTCCTGGTGCTTTGCGGTTCAGGTCGCTCTGGTCGATGAAACTGCCTGGAGGAGGCTGTGTGAAGCCGCAGAAAGGACATGGGAAGTAGAGGAGGGCGTACTCACGAGCTCGGGACGCTCGAAGCAGCCTGATCTCGAAGGTCTGACTGCACCGCTCGCAGTTCTTACGAATTGAGCGGGGACTCATAGGGCGGCTGTTCGAACGGCGTTTTGCAGCCGTTGGGGCACTGGTAGGCTCCGGTGTCAGGATCGCGGGTGGCGTCTGCGGTGAGGAAGAGCTGCTTGCAATGCCTGCATCGGGTGTAATCATCTCTTTTCATATTCTATTCGCCTAGGCCGGCACGCTCGTAGTCGGGCTGTTGATAGCCTCCACCCGGCTCCTTCTTCACCTGCGCATAGTCTTTCATCTGGTAGGCGATAGCCGCTGCCATCAGGAGGTCGAAGTGCCTGGTCGTAAGGCGTGCATCCTCCTCCTTGTCCATGAGGTCATCGCGCGTGTAGCTGCGGAGCTCGGCTATGAGGTCAGGGTCGGATAGCTCCAGGTGCCCGTCCTCAATCGCTTTCTTGAGAGCAAAGAGTGCCTTGGGCTTGGTGTCGGCATTCGTATTCCAGCCGTAGTGCCTGGTGCGAGGAGCGATGCCTACGCGCGTTTCCTTCTCCTCGGTGAAGAAGATATTGCCGTAGATTTGCTTGAGCCTGCCGATGGTGGCGTGGCCGTGATTGTTGCTCTCGGGAGCGACGATGCACTCTCCATAGCGGTCGCCTTGGCTTCTGATCTCGTCCCCAAATGTGTCGGGAGCAATAGCGTTACTCTTGAAGGTCGCCACGACCCGCGATGGCGTCGTTGAAAAGTCAATGAATACGCTCGTAGAGCTGTCGAGCCCGACACCTCCGGCAACGTCGTGCCCTGATCCGTACCTGTGTGATGCGTCATAATCGTGGAATATCTTAAAGCCAGCAATCTCCCGCTTCGGTTCCTTCTTGGGCTGCCGGTCAAGCGTGGAGCGATCGAACATGATGTCCGCACCGGCTGATGGCTCGCACAGGTACTCACCTGCGAAGTCATCAGCGTTGCGCTTGATATTCGCTATCTCCTCAACAGTGTACGCATCCCATGCCGGCACCCCGTCTTTGACGATGGGGACAATGAGCACGACCTTGTCAGGAGCCGGTTGCACCAGCTTATGGACGTTGCCACGCTCTGAGACGTAGTTGCCTAGGTAGATGGCTCCACCGTCCTTAGAGAGGCCAGTGCGGGCCTCCTCCATGTTGTCCCAGATGGCCTGGGTCTCTACCGCAGAGCGCAGCGTTTTCCTGGTCTCGATGTCGTCGAAGATGATGAAGTCAGGGCGGCTGTCTTCCTGGATTTGGCCGCGCTGATCGGTGCCTACTGTCCCGGCGCGCACCTTGACGCCGGTCGATGTTGTGAAGGACGCCATTGTCTCCTCACGCTTCTCCGTCGTCTTCTCGAATATCTCTGGGTAATAGAAACGCACACGCTCGTTGATGAGCATGTTGTAGATGTCGGTCACGAACTGCTTGCTGTTCCCGATGTCCTTGGTGAGCACCTTCACGTACCGGCGAGCGTGATCCTGGTCGTTGGCGATTACGAAAGCCGTGAAGAGCTTAGTGCGCGTGGTCTTGGCCCCGCCACGAAAGATGATGTCTACAAAATACTTGAGGGTGCCGCGATAGACGGCGAGGTTGTTGCGGTCGATCTGGGTGTGAAATGGCGCGTCGCCGCTTTTGAAATACTGCGGGAAGAACCATCTGGCCCATATCCAGAATTTGAGCTCGATCTCATCGCTCGGGGTAGAAGCGTCAAACGCAAAGAGTGCCCGGACATCGGGCTTACTTCCCCGCGTCAGTATCTCCTCGACGAGTGATTTGTCGGATGGCTGCGGTGGCTTTGTCTTTGTGCTCATCGGTGAAGAGTGGTTCGCCGTTAGCGCCAGTAACCTCCTGCCTTGGCGTGAACTCGGCCTTACGCTTCCGCGCTAGGTAGTCCATGGCGTTCTGGTAATTGTCGGCTAGACGCTTAACGACCGTGCGCCGTGCGGCCAGAACGGGATTGAGGCGAAGCGCTTCGAATCTGTCGGCTAATTCTGGTTTCTGCTTGATGTGCTCGTAGTAGGTGTCACGCGAAATACCCGCATAGAAGCAGGCTTCTTCGACTGTGCCGTCGAGACTGAAGATCTCCTCCAATTTTCCGACGACGGCCTCCGTGAATTTCGATGGGCGGCCTGCCATAGCTATAGTCGTTCGCGATTAAGTCGGCCTTTGGTCATGTGACAGAGATTGCAGGCGGGGCAGTGGTAGAGCCTGAGACGCTCACGGCCTCTCCGCTCCAACCAATTCTTCTGCGTCTGCGCTTCCTTCTTGTGGAAGGCCACCTTGCCGGTCTTGGCACAGTGGGAAGCGGCCATAGGCCATTAGGCTGAAAGGCCCGCGATCTGCTCCTTGAAAAGGTCGATGTTGGTATCGAGGCGGACAATCTCTGCGTTGTTCGTGAGCAAGATGCTCTTGAATTCGCGCAATCGGCCCCGCGCGTCCTTGTAGGTAGCCTCAGCATCAGCGAAGTCCTCCTTGAGCTTGGTGGAACCGCGCTTGGTGCTGTCGATCTCCTTCTGGATGCGATCCATCTCAGCCTGGGCAACGTTCACACGGTTCTCAGTGTCTGCGATCTGAAGCTGGTTGACCTTGTTCGAATGGACGATGATCGCCTTTTCGGATTCGAGCTTGCGGATGTCCTCCCTGAGGATCACGACCTTAACGGCTGGTGTCTGCTCCTCGCCATCCTGGTACTGCACGAGCACCTTACCTTCGGATACGAAAACGTTGGTGCCGGCCGCGAGGGGGTATGACTCGGTAAGCTTGTTGATCCTGTCGTCCTCGTTAAATGCGAACGATGCGAATTTATTCATGAAGTCTATTTACGTGGATAACGGCCCGTCGCGCTCTCGTTCCAGGCCCGCTGGCGCTGCTGGAGAGAGCCTTGAGGGCGCTTGTACGATTTCACCTTTTCCACAACACCCTTGACAGTTCGTGCGACCCGCCGCCCTTCGAATTTAATGGCCTCTAAAGGACGCATGTTGCGGATGGTGACTTTCTCCATAGGAAAAATATACCACGCGAGATAACTGCCAGGCCGAGAGTGTTGATAGCTACTCGGCGGCGGCATCCAAACGAAGCCGAAGCTGCGGCATGTAGTCGGTTAAATCTACCGTTTCACCAGCCGTCACGCGCGCGTGAACCTCTCGTAGCCTAGTCGCATCTGCTTCCTTAGATACGAAGCGGAATACGCTCGCAGCGAGATAGTCGAGGCGCTCCTCGAAGGCCATCCAGGTACGCCCTTCAGCCTCGGCTACCTGCCCGGTGGTGTTGGAGCCCGCAAAGATGTCGAGAACCGTATCGCCGGGGTCAGTGAGAAATCGGATAAAGAACTCCGGTAGCTTCGCAGGGAAGCGTGCAGGATGGCGATCTGAGCCCACCAGCTTGCAGCCCGCGACATATCCGCCATTCGACTCGGTATTAGAGATTTGCAGGAGGTTTGACGGAATTGCACCGCCGTTGTCCTTCGCAAAACCCCTTCCGATGTCGTGCCCCGATGGTCGCATTCCGGGCTTGTAGAACTTGTCGGGGTCTTCCATCAGTTTCAGCATGCGACCTGAGTACGGCACGAGCACCTTTGAAACATCCGCCTTCGGCCACTCGGTCTTCGAAAACCACCACAGGTTATTGACCGAGTCCTTGGCGCGGAGCTTCCGCTTGTTCACCCATTCGATAGGGGAGGGTAGCTTGGCCGGATTGAACCAATAGAAGTCCTCCGCGAGGAAGAACCCTACCTCATCGCAGAAGCGGATTGGCAGGCGCAGGTGATAGAGGCTCCGGGCGGGCACACCCTTCTGATATGAGCCGCCGACGTCCATAACGAAGCTGCCGGTCGGCTTGAGCTTCGCATGCACCAGCACCGCGAAGTCCATCATCCAATCGAGGTATTCGGCCTGGTCCCGATTGCCATAGGCCTTCTGCCGCTGAAGAGCGAAAGGTGGGGAGGTCAGTACGAGGTCAAGGCTGTTGTCGGGTAGCTGCTTAAGGAGCTCGCGTGAATCGCCACAATATGCCGCGCCGTTGTGGGTCGTATAGGCGGCTGGTGTCTGGATGATCATGGGCTACGCGGACCTTTTCACACTCATCGTGTGTAGACTGATAGTGGTCATACATCAACCTATGGCGTGTGCGAAAGGTAGGGACACAATCGATTCGGGAGACGCTCGCCAGCAATATGCGGCGGCTGCGCATCGAACGCCAGTTGAGCCAGGAAGCGCTCGCTGAACTCGCAGGAATCCACCGGAATTACCTGGGCGGTATCGAGAGACGCGAGCGCAATGTTGGCGTCGATAACCTAGAGAGAATAGCCAAAGCCCTCGGCGTTACGCCGTCTGTTCTGCTGGAGCGCGCTTAATGGCATCGCATCCAGACTGGAGCCGGCTTGAGGCGTTGCTGCCAGCAGTGCGGGAATTTCAGAAGCTCGCGACTGAGCACGGCATCGACGACATATTCCAGGATAACGGTGGCAAGATTCTCCAGATGCTTCTTGCGCTCAACTTGCAAGGCATTCCCGGTCGGGAGGGCAACGATGCCGTTGATGTTGATGGGCGCGAGTACGAACTGAAGAGCGTGAATATCTGGCTGACTGCGGGCTTCTCGACCAATCACCATGTGAATTTGCCCATCATTCGGAAGTACCGTGAGGTCCAGTGGGTCTTCGCAATCTACGAAGGTATCGAGCTTCGGCGAGCCTATGCGATGCCAGCCACAACCCTAGAACCGTATTTCCAGGCTTGGGAAGACAAGTGGACGGATAGCAAAAAAGACATCAACAATCCGAAGATCCCGCTGGCATTTGTCGTCGAGCATGGCGAACTCGTGTACTCAGACCAAAGGGTCATCGATCTGAAGCAGGCCGCAGCGATACGACGGGCTAAGACGAAAGCCTCGGCAGACAGGCGCAGTGCAAAGAAACAGGCTCAGGCCGACCTGATCGACTCCCTCGAAGACGAGTGATTTTCGAAAAAAGAAGCCCCGCACTTAAGCGGGGCATCAAATTACGATAGCTCGTCCTGGAGGTGCTCCGGTCGCGGCTTGACACCCTCTACTCTCCGGGCTGGCAGGTTTACGCGGTCAATCTCCCCGATATTTCTGCCTAGGTGCACCGAGCCTACTGGGATCGCGATTTGCGCTTGGTCCAGATGCGGTTCGCTTCCTCCCGTAACGTGGCGAGGTCGCGGCGGAGATACCCTTTGCGCTTGGCCGTCTCCATATCCGCTAGTGTGCAGTCGAGCTGGACAATCAGGTCCTCCAGCTCCTCTTCGCGCGGCTTCAATGAACGCACGCCGCATCGATGACGTTGTGCAGTTGCCGGGTCGCATGCGGGTTCTCGGCAACGCGGCCGGTGAGAGCGAACGTGGTGGCGTTGAACAGCCGCCATGCCGTCTCGTCGCCCCAGTCATGCGGTGGCGTCTCGTATGCCTCCAGCACGTCATCGACACGCTGAAGGTTGATGACGCCTTTCCGGTAGAACTCCAGCACTAGATGGTCCGCGTCGCGCTGGGTGAGGGCAGTGTGCCGGTACCGCTCGATGCGCTGCGCCTGTTGCAGGCGCTGACTGCGAAGCGGTTCGACCACCTCGGCGACGAGGCCGGGAAGGTCCCGCCTGGCGTTCTGTGTGTGCTTGCGCCGGATCACATGGTCACCGGCGAAGGCCAAATTGTCGCAAACGAAGACGCGACTGCCGAAGCTGATCCCGATTGGGAACGTCTTGTCGTGGCTGTTACGCAGGCCGACCGTGTCAGTGTAGTCGCCGTACTCGCTCTTGAGCGACAGGACGCCGAAGAATCGGGCGCTATCCTCGGTCACGCCGTAATCCTCTTGGACGATGTCGTGGCCGTAGAAGCCGAGCGCGTACTTCACCATGTCCACCACGGCGCTGTGCGCGATGGGGACATGAGTGGGAGTCGAGCCGGGAAGCGGAAGAGCGGCAAGTTGGTCGTAGTTCGCCGGCGAAGCGCCAGCGTGAAGCAACAACGTCATGGTCTGTCTCCTGGGTTTGGAAGGAACTCCGGAGATCATTGTCCCATGCAGGAGCGCTGCGCCTGGCGGGCCTGGGGATAGGCTAAAGCGGATAACGCTTTGCGAGCCTGGCTATCATCGCCGCAAGCCTGTCAGCCGCATACGCTCGCTCCGTGCCCTGTAGCGCCTCGATGTGACAGCGGTGCGCGTCGATGGCTCCGGCAGCTCGGAGGAGCGTCTGAGCGTCAGTCCTGAGCCTGCTGGCCCACTTCCGGGCTATGAAGACTTCTTGGGACATGACCTGGCCGTGTGGCCGTCCTCCTGACAGTGGCCGCATCTGAGCGGCTTCTTGCCGGGGATGCCGGCGAAGATGTCCTTGAGCTCCTGATCGATAGTGTCGCGCTTGTCGAGCAGTTCTCTGATGCGTTGAGTGTCCATCACTGATCCCCGACACAAGGAGGCAGGTGCTTTGCGAGAGCGGTCTCAAGCTTCGCTACTGCCTGAGCCTTTTCGCAGCCACGGGACGCCAGCCGTACATCCCGGATTGCCATTTCAAGTGCCCAGGCTTGCGCGCTAAGCTTGGTCGCCTCTCGCCCAAGCACGAACGCCACTTTCATAGCGGTGTTATATATCGGCGGCTTGGGCTCGGAGCCCCAGCCAGGGCCGTAATTAAAACCGAGAGTGCGTGGATCGATTGCCTGGTTCATTCTCTGTCCTCCTGTTGGTGGGACAGTTCCTCTACGCCGATTTCAAGCCCTAGGAACCGGACGGTATGAAGCGAAAAGGCCCACATGGGGCCCATGTTCGCTATGAGACAGGATCACTTCTGTAGGAGGTCAGGATTTTCGTAGACGTTTCCGATGACTTCGCAGGTACGTGGATGTCCGCCTGTCACCATGTCCGCTAGCGTGATGCCGTCATACCTAAATGCCCCACCATCGAAGATAACGGGGAATATGTCCGACGAACTGAACACTTTATCCGATGCGTACATTTCGTCCTCACAATGCAACACATCCCCCTCATAAATCTCCTTCCCGTTCTTGTCGGTGACGCCGGTGAATTGCATGACAGCAAGAACGGTGTATCCCTTCAAGCGAGCTGGTTTATGAGGCTGTCCCGGATCGTTGAGAGTCCCGCTCTCGTTCAGGTAGGTGTTGCCATTCCAGAAGACGAGCTTTTCATCCGTCACCATGCTTTTCCCGTTCCACGCCCGAAACTTGATGACGCGGCTCATATGCCCTGATGCATTAGGCACTCTTCACCGCCCGCATGATTGTACGAACAGGTGAGGCACCCGCGATCATCGTAAGTGAGGTAGCAGTCATCCGTGCTGTGATGAGCCTTCGGCCTCCCGCCCTTTTTACCGTTCTCACGACTCGACTTCGCCTTCTTCTCGGACTTGATGGAGCCAAGAGTTATGGCTGCGGAGTTCTTCAATTCCCTCGGGTACAAGGAGCAATTTCTTCGGTCGCAGGCACCATGGTTGTTTTCGAGAACGCATTGAGGGCATCGATTTTCGTATTTCATGGATCGACGCGTTTACCGCTTCTTATCGAGCTTATTCTTCAAGCTGATCTGCCGCTTGATGCTCTGCTGGTAGAAATAAACACCTAGGTCTTTCTCGGCTGGAACAGCCAGCTTCTTTGAAAGGCTTTGGGCGAAAGTGCGCTTTTTCATATCTCTTAGTTAGGGGTATGTATGGATTATATACCTAGCGCTAGGTTATGCAAGTTTTGGCTGTGGATAAGAAAACCCCGCTGGTTAGGCGGGGCTGTCGAACAACGTAGGCTCTAGAAACCGATCTGATGCTCGCCTCTGTGTAGATGGCCTCGCATCCTCCCGGAGCTCAAAGAGCGTTGGTTGGGTGAGTTTGGGTTGGTCCTGGGCCTTTCGCATAGCGACAATATCGCGCCATGCGTATCTGCGGCCGTCGATCTCGACGTACTTCATGCCGATTTCGGAAACTTGACGACGTTCGGTGTGAAGTCAGGCGGGATGTAGGTGAGCTCTTGGACGCCAAAGTATCCCAAAAGCTGGCCGTTCTCATCGCGGAATGGAATCGCGACTGAGCCGCGAACGACACCCTTGGGCGCAAACCCGATACCGTGCCTTGTGGCGAACTCCACGGAAAAGCCGATGGCTTCAACCGCTTCGTTTTCAGGCTCCAAGTACGGGAGCGGAGTAAGGGTTCTCGTGCCCTCTCGTCCGCTACTGCCGCTCTCTGGAACGGTGCGGGTATCGTCCCGCTGGTCTCCAATGAGGAATGATGCAGCCTCTTTGGCCTGCACCTTCATGACATGTGCGACGAGCGCGATCTGGTCGCCGCCCTTCTTCACGCCCCAACAATAGAACGCAGACTTGCTTGGGGTGATGACGAGCGCGCGCTCGCCTGCGTTGGGACAGGCCGGGCAGTGCGCCCGAAACTGTCCGTTGCCTTGCTTGAGCTTGAGCCCAAGCTTGCTCGCGGCTTCCTCGATGGAGACGCGCTGCTTTACCTCGGAAAAGTCGACGAATCCGGACATCGCTGCCTCCTGTGAATGAGCTGTCCACAGAGAAGGATACCATCCGGGGTCGGATGATATGCTGAGGCAAGATTGGGTGTGGACGGCTGGGAGGTAGCCGATACCCTCACAAATCGGGGGATGAAGCTCGTAAGGAGGGAACGCGCCCCCTAGCCGCCCGCACCCAAAACAATCGCGGGAGAAGGAGGCCAAATGGCCAACGGAAAGCGCCCCGATTACGAGGTGTTCGTTTCTCAGAAAGGGAAGGACGACAAGAACTTCTACACGAAGGTCGGCGCGGCCTGGAATGTCTCGTCTGATGGCATTTCCTTCAAGCTTCACGCCCTGCCGCTCGATGGCAACCTCGTCCTCTTTCCGCCGAAGGAAGATTGACACAAAGCCCCGCGCGTTCTGCGGGGCTTTCTCTCATTCGCTGTCGTATCTGATACCGCAATAGCGGCAAGCTGCGTGGTCGGGCGGCGGACCGTCAAGGTATAGGACGCCGTCCTTAGGGAGCGTCCAGCTCCACCCATGCCAGCCGAATAAGAAGCATGTGAGTTTCATGGTCGTGAAATGTCTATTGTCCGTCCTTAATCGAGTGGTGCCATAAAGCCCTCACGGATCGCTACGCGTCCCTTGCCTGGCGGTAGATCGTGGCCATGCCACCCGATTTGCTCGCCACGAATGGCAAATGACATGGAGTAGAAGGCATCGAATGGCATACGCTTCTCAATGCGGCCATCCCACTTACTCTCGTCACTGCCGTACCAGAACTCTTCCTGCTTACGGAGCGCGGCTTCTGCTGCTTCGGGGTCATGCGTCCCGATGATGAAACAGTAGGATGCGTTCTCGTCCTGAAATACCGTGATTTTCTTCATACCTCTGGTGATTACGGCTTACTAATATCGAACGGCTCCCCGGTCGGCCGCTCCCATGGCTCCTCCCAAAGCTCCCAAAGCGGGGCACGGGGCGCGCGCCAGAGCTGCGTGGAGAAGCCTTTCACGGCCTTGAATAGATACTTGTCGGCGTGCCGCTTATTCCGGAGCCGATGCATGATGGTCTTGATCCGCTGGCGCTGGGTCTCGCGTTCGCCTTCGGTAGTCACGAAAAGCACTTTCAAGTTTCGGATGCCCCACACCTCCTTGAACAGCAGGCGGTCGAAGAATTCTTCGTACCGGTCGAACTTCTCCTCGATGGCGTCCGGCGTCATCGTCGCCCGATCACCCTCAATCGTGTAGTAGCGATAGGTCTCCGGCTTTAGGCCAATGAGATTGTCGGGCGTCAGGTCAGTCTTGCTCAGTTTTATGCGGAGCGGAGTCGCAGACTTGGCCGTCTCAGGCGGGCATTTCTCGTGCGCGAGAATCTGCTCCTTCGAGATGAAAGGGACACCGTCCCGCATCGCCCCGAGCTCGATAGAGGCTGAGATGCAGGCGTTCATAGCCCGATGCGGCATGTAGTCGGTTCGGGGCTTGGCGAGGTGGTAACCCGCGCGAGCGACAAGGTCGCGCATCGCTTCCGCATTGTCGTACCACGCAGGCTCGGGGTTCGGGCCGTCCGGATTCAGCTGCCATGGCCGAGTAAGGAACGGACCGCCACCGACCTTCTCGTGTACTAGGTGCTTCATCCGCTCCTTAAAGATGCTGATGGCTGCACCGTTCCCATGTGCCCAGAAGGGATAGGCGATGTCGCGCGGCAGGGGGCCGTGTCGCTCGATGGCGGCGCCTAGGTACGCCTCGCGCGGCTGGACAAGCACGAGCTTGCCCGTCGAGACAGGTTTATATGGCTTTCGGCGCGTAGAGGCAGGCATGAGGGGTAGATAGATGCGCCCTCGCGACCTGTAACCGGCCAGCATGGCTAGCACGGCTACAGCGAGGCATAGGGGACGCTATAGGGAGTCTACCACTCGTCGGAAAATTCCTGGCCGTCGTCTGTGGATTGCTTCCGCTGCGCTCGTTTGCGGGCGTTCTTCGTCATGCGCGGTTCGGCTAGGTCGGCGGGTGCGGTAACAACCTGTTCGGATGGCTCCTCGACCTTATGGGTAACCGGCTCTTCAACCTCTTCGCCGCGAGCGCGCCGCAGGTCGCGAACGATGGCGTCGCTGGACGACAGGGAGATACGGAATTGATTGGCCGCTCGGAAATAGTGGTACGCGTTGTCAGAGACTTTCGGTTCTCGGTCTAGGAGACCTGGCGTGATTGGGATGGAAACCGCCGCTGGTGTGACATTCCGGATGTGGGCCGCGAAGTGCAAATCCGGCTGATCCAGGATGAAATCGGGGGTCGTGCGCATGTCGGGGGCCATCGCCCTGGCGTCGGAAATCGACACCTTCGACGCGAACTTGATCCCGGTGTTGGCGGCAAGGGATGCGCGTAGCTTGTGGCTCGCCTGGTCAAGATACTGATGACCTAGAACGATGCCGCAATTGTGCTTGCGGACCTCCGTGAGGAAGTCGTCGATGGTGTCGTCGAAATACTCGTGACACTCGTCGATGAAGATGAAGGTCGGCTTGCGCTGCTCCCTCGGTAGCGCCGCGCGTTCCATGATGGCCTGGAGGATGAGTGAAATCATCACGCGGCCGTACTTCCCGGAGTCGTCCTTGAGAAAATCCTTGGCGGTGTCGATGAGCACCACGGAGCCCTTGTTGAGCAAGTCGAAGAAGTCGACCTTGGTCGAGGGCGCGGTAAACAGTCGCTCGAAGGCCGGCGTGTCGATCACGGCCTGGAGCCGGTAGCGCACTTCCTCACGCGTCTTCTGGAAGATGGATTTCGGTCGCAGGAAGTCGCGCTCAAAGAACTCACGGGGGATGCGGGGCAGGGACCGTATTGCCGGCAGGTAGGGTGTTGGGTCGTCCATAAGCTGCATCATGTCGAGGATGGTCGCCGGCCGGCCCATCGTCTTGGGCAGGGACAGCATGAGCCTAGCGACCATGCGGAAGAAGACGCCCTGCTTTGCGGACAGGTCCGCGCCTAGAAGCCCGTCGAAGAGGTAGTCGAAGGTTTGGAGGACGCCCGCGAGTACCTGCTCCTGGGTTACCTCGTCGTAGGCATCGAGCCGCTTTACATCGAAGATGTTGATAGCTGGTGGGTGCTTCACGTCCTTAGGAGTGATGAGAACCACCTTGTCGTAGAACTTCTCGCCCATCACCTGAGAGAAGATCTCAAGCTTCGTGAGGCGATTGATCAGGTCACCCTGGCTGTCGATGACTACGATTGACGGCGGATCGTCAGTCTTCAGGTCGTTGAAAATGAGGGTTTCGAGGAGCGAGGTCTTGCCCGCGCCGGTACCTCCGACCGCATGCCAGTGCGTGTAGCGTTCCCTATAGGAGAGCTTTAGCGGAACTGGGGTTTGGTAGAGGTCGAGGAACGGTGTGCCACGAAGATAGCGCTCCGTGAGCTCGTTAAGCGGGAGCTTCGCCTCCTCGGGAAAGATGAGCGGCTTCGTCCCATCCGGCGTAGTTCCGGAAACGGCATAGATATTGTCGGTGTAGGCCTTGATAAGCCCGGTGAAGAGCCCGCGGTCATCGTAGTCCCGGTCGTAGAAGTGGGTAATGATTTGCGATACCCACGTCTTCGGGTTCGCGAGCGCGTAGATGAGCGGAATAGTGAAGGGCGATGGCGCCTGCATCTCGGGAAGCGCTTCGCCTATTCCGGTGAGTGCTGGCACCAGCGCTTCAAGTAGCTTGTCGTCGAACTCCTTCTGCCGGTCGAAGTAGGTCTTCTTCCTGGCAAGGAGGTTGCTGAGCCTGGTCTGCTCGATGAGCGTCATGCTGCTCCTGAGCGGCGGCATGCTGAACATCATGTCTTCCGCGTCCAGAATGGTGCGGAGGCATTTCTCGATAGGATCGTGGAGAAGCTGCGGCACCTCGTAGCAATACGACATGACTTTGGCGACGAGCTGTTCCTTATCTCGCCCGTGAAGCCGCTGGCACTCCGCTACCTCGGCATAGCGTTGCCGGAGGTCGCGCATCTCCCGGTCCACCTCGGTCCCGAAGAAGCGACGGAAGAACGGGGTGAAGACCGAAGGCACTAGATCGCCTTAGTTACGATGCCATCGGTCATAGCAGGCTTGTCGCCGGTGTAGTCGAACACGATCTCTCGTCCATCGAAAGCTTTGGCATTCTCCAGATACCGCTTGAGGTTTTGGCAAGCCGTATGAATCGCTTCCTCAGCGCCCATGAGCTCTCCCATATCCTTGCACTCGATGTGCTGACCCTGGATGAGGCTGTTGACCGTAACGGTTAGCGCCATCTTTGACATCGCAAAGCTCGCCCACGCTTTCGCCGCACCTCCGAACGAACCGTCTGCATTGACCGAGTTCGCAGCATAGTTCTTCGCGGCCTCGCTGACGTAGACGACCTCGCCGCCGAGTTTGTATTTTCCGATTGCGTCCGCTTCTTCCTGGGTGAATTGCACGCGGGCGTCGAGACAGAAGACGTTGGTCTTCGTCAGCATCCCGCTGGTCTTCATCGTCCGTTTGAGCTTGAGCTGCATGGCTTCCCCCGTTTGGTTCAGGGAAGGTCAACGGTGGCTTCGAGTCAATGCGGCAACTTACGCGCGCTTCTCGGTGCACTCCTCGATAAACGCATTCCACTGGTTCGTGTGGGGCAGGTGGGGACAGAGGTACTCCGCAAGCGCAACGGCGTCCTGGTAGGTGCATCGGCTAGGGATGAGTTCGCTGCTGGTGAGAAGCCGGTTGCGCATCTTCTCGGGTATCTCGGCCAAACTGTTCACGCACGCTACCAGTCGCCCTTGTTCGATAAGGTTCTCGTGGAATGACGCGGCGTAGAAGCCGAAGTCCGTGATGACCACTGTTCCAGGGTACCGGCTGGCGAGCAAGTTGCCGATGAACAAGCTATCGAAATTTCCGAGCGTCGCCCGGTCGAGACGGGCAAGGATGGTCCCCTTCATGGAAAAGTTCAGGGACGGTGGACGGGTAAGGACAGGCTTGAGGACCGGCGAGAGTAGGAGCCGCTGGACCTTGTTGAAGGCGTCCTTTGTCTCTTTGGTGTCCGATATGAGACCGTCCAGTTTCTTCGGGCTGTCCATAAGCGCCGCGAGCAACTGCATGCTCGTGTTTTGCCGGGTGAGCGTATTCTCGCCGCCGGGATAGACGCACTCGATGACGGACACGATGTCGCAGGCCGTCCGATAGGAAATGTCCCTAAGGGGATTGAGGGAGTGCTTGAGCGGATCAAAGCGCCTGGCTCTCTTGGAGAGCTGGTCGATGACAGGACCGTTATCGACGACCAGGCATGGTTCTTCGGGAAAGTCGTTGAGCAACGCTTTCCTTTTGGCGCCGATGTAGAGCCTGTTCATGGGCCGGGGCGGGTAGTGCCTCGCGTCGCAGCAAGGATGCTCGCGCCGGCCGCGAAACGAAGAACTGTTCCGCTACCATTGTAATAGGGAGAGGCCACGGCTTTATTCTACCCGGCGTTGTGGGGGTGAGAATGTTCTGGATGCTTATTGCTCAAGCTTCAAGCGGAGCGGACCCGTTCGTCGAATATTGGGCCAAGTGGAATCAGTTTCTTTTTGAGAACCGAGACGCTGCGATCGCCATCAGCGTCACGGTGACGGTACTGGTGACGTTAGCCTGGGTCGGGAGCATCAACGCCATCAGAAGCGGGCAGGCCCGGCTGGTGCTGTATGTACTGTGCGCTATCTTCAGCTTGATAACCCTCGCGCACATCATTCTCTTTTTCCGTCCATCATTCAGTTGGCCGGGACTTCTCGCGTTCGCGCTGAGCGCGACATTAGCTTTCGTTTTTCGAGAGACGGTTGCCCGATGGCTCGGGCCGATAGTCATTCTGGGATTAGTAGGCGTCGCGTTCAGGCTTCTGACCTGGGGCATGAATGCAGAAGCTATGTGGCGGTTCATCACGCGGTAGGAATGGTCCGCACCACAAGTCGTCGTTGGTCGCGAAGCGCCACGACCCAATGTCCGTAAAGGACAAGCCGCAGTCCGATAGGCAAGGCGGTCCGGCCGTCCGATAGGGCGGTTAGGGACATTGGGTCGTGGCGTGAAGCCCGACGACTTGTGGTGCGGAATCAGTGCGCTGGCGCGATAGCGACCCCCTATGCAGGGGAAGGTAGACGGTAGGGACGGGTAGGGGGCTAGGCCTGGCCGGCGCGTCGGGTCAGATCGGCCGGTGAGACAGGCTGGCCAGTCCGCGCGTCGCGCACGGTAACATGGCAGCCCTCTGCCAGTTTCTCGCGCATGAGGTTGAGCGCCTCCGATGCAGTCGGGACGGTGTCGTTGAGTGCGGCGCCCTGAGCGTGCTTCGCGATGTAGGAGACGACGAACCCAACGGGCCTGGGAGCGGTAGCGAAAAGGCGGCGGAGCCGGTTGAGCATCGTAGGACCCAAACGAAAGGGAGCCGGTGTGGAAGCCGGCTCCCTGCTCTCCATCACGGAGAGAGTTGTGCGTCACGCTCGCTTAGTCGGGCTTGCATCCAGTCCAGAACTTCTTGCTCCACATACGCGACCCTTGCCTGCCCTAGTCGTATCCGCCTTGGGAACTTTCCGGCTTCTTCGAGGCGCGCTGTGTGCGCGAAGGAGTATAGGACCAGCTCTTTCACCTGCTTCTTCGAGAGAAACTTCATCGCAATGCTCCGCATGATGCGGAGCGTCGCGACGCCCCTAGGTTTCCCCATGGGCAACGGGGACAGTACCAGTTCCGGGAAGATTGGAAAGGTACAGTTCCCACTTCGCGGTCGCCTCCCGCATCTCCGGGACGAAGTCGTACTTCTGGTAGACCCCGACGATGCCGCCGAACGAACCTGAGACGTGGTTGAGGAGTTTCTCCACGACATGGATAGGCGTGCCGAGACCAGCGAGCCCGGTCGCGAAGGTCCTCCTGAGGTCGTGTAGCGAGTAGCCGGAAACACCGGTCCGGACATCGAACGCAGCCTTGGACTTACCCCAATTGTTGAAGACGGTAGCCTTGGACTTCCGGGAGCGGTCCTTCGCGGCCGGGAAGAAGTAGGGGCTGTCCTTCACCACAGGTTGGCGCTTGAGGATCGCAAGCGCGGTTGGGCAGACTGGGAAAGTATGCTCCCGGCCGTTCTTTGTGAGGGAGGCGGGCAGGGTGATGAGGTCGCCCTTCACCCAGCTCCGCTCCAGCCCGGCAATCTCCCCACGGCGCTGACCGGTGAGAATCAAGAGCGCAACGATGGCGTCGAAGGCGCGGTCGCTGTCTTTGGTACTGTTCCAGACCTGGGACAGTTCCTCGGGGGACAGTACCCGTTCCCGCGGCTCGCCCGGTACCGGTACTAGTACCCGCTCGATGGGGTTCTTCTCGACGTACCCGTTCTGAAGGCAGTATCGGAAGAACGCCCTGGCCACCGTGAACGCGTGCCGCTTCTCGGAAGGGGGAAGGCCCTTGAGCTGGGCGATGATGTCCCGGTTCGTTATCGTCGCGATGGACTTCCGACCGAACGGATAGTGCTTGGTAAGGAGCCGGGTGTACTCGGCCTTCGTCCTTGGCCGCGCGTCTGACTGGTCGAGGTACTCCTTCTTCACATCGTCGAAGGCGGTGTGAGAGGGGCGAACGCTACCCAAGGTCTTCTCGGCTAGGACGCGCTTGGCCTCCTTGCGAGCGTCGATGAGCTTGAGGTCGGGATACCGTCCAAGCGTCTGGCGTCGGCCGGAGCCGATGAGCACCACGAAGGTCTTCACGCCCTTCGGAGATACGCGGACGCCAAAGCCCTTCGTTCCGGCGTCCCAATGATATGCGGCGACCGTGGCAGGTGCCGCGAATCGGCGGATGTCTTGATCCGTGAGTTGAGAGCTTTGCAC